AAATATGATTAATATGTTATTTATTTTCTTTTTCATTCCTATTCTTGTTTTGTTTTATTCTTATTTTTATTCTTATTTTTATTCTTATTTTTATTCTTATTTTTATTCTTCTTCATTCATTCCCGTAATTTCAACCGGTTCGCTGGCGGAGATGTCTTCGGCATATTGTGCCTGTTGCTCCACTAAACCATTAATTTGGTCCTGTTGATTATCTACTACATCTTCTAACTTATCTAAACGTGCGGAAAAATCGCCTTGGGATTTTATTTTTTGGTCTAATGTCATGATATTTCCCGCGTTTTTCTGTGCTAAAATGAGTGCATTATCTGGGCTATCTGTATTATATGATTGATAAGTATCATCTTCTTTTTTATCATCGTTTTCCTTGGTTTCCATTCCTTCACGACAAGGCAACAACCAACATGCAAATATCGATTTTATTTTTGAAAATAAAGAACCTCCAACTAACAAAATGAAAAATACAATCAAAAATAACAGAAAATAATCGCGCATTTATTCTTTATTATTATTTTATTATATTTCAACATTATAAAATAAATGATTGATTGTTATGATGATGGTTGATACAGACGCCAATAATACCGAATATAAATATGATAGAGAAATAAAAATTGTTAGTATTCCTTTGGATGCATTGTGTAAAAGTAAAAAATCAAACAAAGGTAAATTTAAAAATGGGGATGAGAAGGAAGACACCGAAACCAAAGTGGAACGCAAAAAGGCAACCAAGGTTCAAAATAAAATATGGAACTTAACAGCCGCACAAAAAACGCCCGATTTTCAGCATCAATTAATGGCGGATATATACGGATATTTTATAGCTGAGAGCACAAATGCAAATGCGTGTCCATTGTCATTTTTCGCCCAAGAAGTCGTAAAATTATTAAAAATCAAAAGACATAGTTATAAATCACAGGATTTAATCAAAAAGAAATGGGATGAAAAACATTTTATTACAATTAATGTTATCATTCAATTATTACAACAATCTCAACTTTTGTGTGTTTATTGTAATGAATGTATATATGTTTTGTATGAATTTGTATGCGAACCCAAGCAATGGACGCTGGACCGAATTGATAATCAAAAGGGACATAATAGTAATAATGTGGTGATTTCGTGTTTAGAATGTAATTTGAAAAGACGAATTACTAACAAAAATAAATTTCAAATGGGTAAAAAGATAGTGATTTCTAAAATCATAAAAGAATGTGATAATAATGATAATGAATGTGATAATAATGAATGTGATGGTCAAGCAGAAGCCTCTGCAAAATCATCGGTCGGTATTTAGCACTTTATTTTGTGTCTTGATATAATTCATATATTCTTTAATGGCTGTAAAAGTTTCAGGTTTAAGTTTAGAAATATTGACATTAATTCCCGAAGCACTATCATTCAATAAATGTGGTTCGGCTTTTTGGATTATATTTTTCACATAAATATGGATATTTTTTGGCTGTTTATCCATAAACTTAACAATATCTGTAAGCACATTATGATGCTCTATTTTTGCTTTAAAATCATCTTCATTATTGCTGTCCTGATTTGGGGATGTGTTTAATTTTTCTTCTACGTTGTTTTCTGTTTCCATTTTTGTTTTGTTTTTTGTTTTTATTGTAATATATTAGTGCAATAGTTTTATATTCATTGTGTAAAACATTTGATGTGTAGAACATTGAATAATTTGATTTGTTAGGAATGTATGTTGAAAATAAAAAAATTATTTATTTATAAAGATATAAAATAAGCATAAATAATAAACGATTGTTAGTCATTATGGATGAAAGTTCAATGATTGGAAATAAGTCATTATCATCGTTGTTAAAAAATAAAAAAGGAATGATTAGTACTTTGGTTGGAGGTGGTCGCGATGAAAGTAATTTGGTAATTCCATATAGTTTATATACCTCTTCGTCTTCGTTTAAAATAGACCCAGGTTTGGATAATGTTTCTGACTCGGACACAGATAGTGATGACAATGAAGAAGGAGAAGGAGAAGGAGAAGGAGAAGGAGAAGGAAAAGGAAAGGAAAAAGAAGAAATAGAAGCAGAAATGGACGTGATAGATGACGATATTTATGAAAAATTACTCCATCTCATGGATGCGGAAAATGAAGAGATGGATTTAGGAACATCACCATCGCTATCACCATCATCTAACATTTCTCTTTTGATTGAAGAGCAAATTGATAAACCATTTATAAGTGAACCTGCGCCTAACAATTCCAATTTCAATTCCAAGTCTATTCCTATTCCTCTTTTTTCTACAAATAAGGAAAATGCATCACGGAAAAATAGAAAGGATAGTAGAAAAATCAAAAAGAATACTACTAACAAAAATAAAAAAAGAGAATTAAAGGAGAAAATACATTCACCCAAATCTAAAAGTAAAAAAACAATGACCAAGACTACGACTACGACCACGACCGCAATAAGCCATAAAAATCAAGACAAGGTTAAAAATAAAACAAAAAAACAAAGAAAAGGATTAATGGATACATTAACCAGTATTTTTTAATTTAATTTTAGTTTATTGATTTTGGTTCATTAATTATTTATTTCAATTCCCCTTTAAATAAATAAAATATCAGGATATGTTAATATAATTAGCCAAGTAAAATGACCCGTTATTCTAAAACTTCTGCCGGCCACTACAAAATTAAGGGAAAAACTTACCCCAAGCTGAGAGGAAGTCGCGCTCAGGTGTTTCATGGAAATGCTTACAAAACCAGTGGCGAACTGACCAAGCATGATTTGATGAAAAATAAGAGCGGACGCATTGTGTCGCGTAAAAAGCACAAGACCGCTTCGCGCGAACAGCGTCTAAGAAAGCACGGATATGGTGCCCGCAAGGGTAAATTCGGTGCTGTCCGTCTGACCCGCCGTCGCAGTCGCAAGGGTGGATACAGCATGGGTCCTCTGTCCCCTGCTCCTGTTAGTGGAATGGCCGATGACTCGATGAGCACTGATGCGTTGCAGTTGGAGGCCGGTATGGCTGGTGGCCGTCGTCGCAGTCGCAGTCGTCGCCACAGACGCAAGGGTGGATACAGCATGGGTCCTCTATCTCCCGCTCCTGTTAGCGGAATGGCCGATGACTCGATGAGCACCGATCAGTTGCAGTTGGAAGCCGGTATGGCTGGTGGTCGTCGTCGTAGACGTAGCAGTCGTAGACGCAGTCGTAAGCACCGCAAACGAAGCAGTCGTAGACGCAGACATTAAATAAATGTCATTTAATATAACACCCAAACCAAAATAAAAATAACAACAGGTAAGATTTGTAAAAAAATGAAATAATATTAAACATTACCTGCATATAAATTAATATGCAAGTAATATGATTAAAAGCGAGTCATTAGAATTTATTAACAAGTGTCAAGAAGGAGATGTAGAAACAATACAAGCAGTTTTGCGCGATAATACAGGTCGCCAAAATAAACGCATCATTACAGCGAATTTTTATCAAGGGTTTCGTTTTGCGTGTGAAAACGGCCATCTAGAAATCGTAAAACAAATTATAGAACGTGTTAAAGAAGATGATGTAGGTGCAATGATTACCGCATCTGATGAATACGCATTTCGCCATGTGTGTGCAAACGGACATGAAGATATTCTTCACTTTCTTTTGAAAATCTATCCGCACACCAATATGAGTATTTTAGACAATTATGCGTTTCGAAAGGCTTGTGAAAATGCACATGGAAGTGTAATTCGTATTTTAATACCCCATATTCCTAGCACACATTTATTAGGCATATTTCGTTCTTCCAATGTTATTTCTCAGGATGTAAAAATAGAAATACTGAATTTAAGTTTAGAATTAAAATTGGATATTATTCAAAAAATCAACAAGTTATTTTCCTTTTCATGCATTCATGGACAATTGATGGTCGCACAGCATATTTACGAAAATAGGGACAAATATAGGATGGAAACCGGGAAAAAAACCGACCTACCATATTATCAATGGGATTTGATATTTCGTCGCACATTATATAATCATAATTTTCAGCAAAATACGGATGCAGGAAATACAGATGTAGATATGGAAAATACGAATACGAATGAAAGCAATAAAAATTCATATTTGGAAGTAATCGAATGGATTACCACGTTGTATCCTGAGAGATATATTTGTGCATCCAATGATGATGATGAAACTAGTCGTCTCGTAAAATATTACATTATTCCTTTAATGCCACGATGCATAATACCCGAAGCATTGGTTCAAGAAAAAAAGCAATGCGAAAAATGCAAACTAGTAGACTCAGATGTTATTGGAAATTGCGAACATCAATATTGCAATGCGTGTTTAAGCACCTTGACACGACCCAATGCTGTATATCCCGTATGTATGTTTTGCGGAATTCATTTAAATGAGTGTTATGCAAGTACCTATAATTATGACGAAATACGCAGGGAACAGCATGATATTTCCAAAGAAGTAATTATGAACCGATTTCACCCACGAAACTTGAATAAATTTCGTGATTGGGGAGTGGATGGGTTCAGCGATGATGAAGGTGGGTATGATGTAGATGATTTGTAATTCTTTTGTTTTTTCTTTTTGTTTCTTTTTGTTTCTTTTTGTTTGGCATTTTCATGCAAAACAAAATATATAACCAATACAATAAATAAACCAACATACAATATGAATGCAACAAAGAGCGAACGAATGGGGCCAACATCAGTATCGGTGAAAAAATTTGTAAAACCCATTTTTAATCCAAACTTGCTTCATGACAAAAAGGTATTTAATGCACGCAACAATACAGTTGCTCGTAAGCAGATAAATAATGCACGTGTAAAACTTGCTTAATTTTATTTAACGTCTTTTTTGGTTAAGCATCACTACTCCCAAAATCACAAAATAAAGGATAAAGGGCAGCAGCACTAAAAACCACGCAATATCCTTGTGGCCGTCTTTACACATTAAGTTTAATATCCACGCCCAGAAAAGAATGTATGCAATCTTGATTACGAAAATCATAATGGTGCTGGGGACTTCACAGGTAAAACTGCCTAAACAATACTTGTCAACATTTTTGAAATTTTGAACGATGGAAAAAATGAGAACCACCAAAGACACCAGAAAATACACACGCGAAGGAGTGCATAATTCACGCAAATTTTTGGGAAAAGCCATTGTTATATGTTTTTTGTTTGTATGTTATTATAATGGGGGATTTTATTTGTTGATGAGTTTTTGTTTTATAACATATGGAAAAGGAAATAAAAATAAATATACTTGATTTTTTACATCAAATATATTTGGTTAAATAATTGAATAAAAATTAGTGGTTATTGATTACCGATTGTCAATTGTCATTATCGTCTTTTTATAAATTTACTCACTGACTTCCCTGTCCGATTTCCAAAGGAGGGCGCATAAAGTCGGGAGTAATGGTAGACTGGTTCCAAATGCCGGTATTCACCTGCGGGTTAGGAGGCTCGGAACGAATGCTTAGATTAGCGTTTCTCAGCGATTGCCCCTTGGTGTCAATTCCAATGATGGCTCCCGCCTTCAACATGTTGATGTTGTTGAGTTCGCCTTTGCCTGCGGGGTTCAGCTGGGCCCACTGGCTGTTATTGTCCTTAGGAAGCAAATCGGCGGGGTTATTCACGTTGTCTTTGTTGCAAGAACTGGGAAGACCGACAGACTGAGGCTGAGCTCCCACCGCAGAATACACCTCATTCTGTCCCAGAGGCTCCGATGGCTGGACCGCACCTCCCGCCGACGAACCCTTATTGCCATTTTTGTAGGCAGCATTGTCGTTTTTAGTCATTTTTTCGGCACCACTGGCGTTTTTCTGGCTCATAAAATAAAAATAGAGCACAAAAATAACGACTAAAATAATTACCACATAGTTCTTTTTAACCAACTCGGCGAATTTCATTTGTTATAATTAAATATTATAATAAAGCGATTTTTTATTTATTTCTAATTTTTAAATAATTACGTACATTTGGGCGACTTTCCTTTTTTATTATCATCATCGTCATCGTCAACCTAACAAAAATGAAAAATGAAAAATGAAAAATAAATCGCAAAAATAATGCATTTATGCACTTAACTCATTTTGGCGATTTGTTAGGTGGGTTAATTATGAAACTATATTTACAATCCGTATTTTTGCTTTAATTCCTCTGCTTCCTGAAATAATTGCATCGCCTGCAATTGTGCTTCCTCCGCTTTTTTTAATGTTGAATCCAACATTTCTTGATAAACCTGCTTTGGTTCCTTTAATTTCGTAATATTCGCATCATCATCAATATTTGCTAAATTATCCAATGTAATTTCCTCAATTTCATCTTTTGTTGCATCATTTTCTGTTCCATTCATGTCCTCAAAATCCAACAATGATGACGACGCGTTCATATTTCCCTCATTTTTCCCCATTGTCTTTCCTTCATTTTCATTGTCATCTTCTATGATTTGAATGCCTATATTTCCCTTATTTCTTTTTGGTTTTGTAGGTGGAATTGGCTGAACATCCACTGTGGGGTTAAAGGAGACATTTAATGAATTTTTTACCTCATTTACATCGTCCAAAGAAAGCATAGAAAAATCATCCTCATTATTTTCTTCTTTTTCCTCTTTTTCCTTTTTATTTGCCTTTTTTTCATTTTGTTCTTCCTTTTCTTCATCTTTTTCCGCTTTTGTTAGGAAATGCTCTTCAATATTCTTATTTTCATTTTCACTTTTACTTTCATTTTCATCATTTGTTGATTTTATTTCTACCTCTAAATCATTTAACACTCCCGTAGATGGAGGAATAGTGTTTAATTTAATTTGGTTAGTGTCTTCTGCATTTAAATTAGATTTCGAAACAGGAAGTGTAATTTCGGGTGCTTCCTTTTCTTCTTCATCTTCTTTTTTTTGTTCTTGTTGTTTAGTCGGGATTTTTACAAAACATGCATCTAAATATGGGTCGGGGCTAACTACGGCAATCTGCTTGATTTCCGTTTCAAAGTGAAAATTTTGCGATGTGAATTTAATACCCTGTATTTCTAAAATACAAATCATGGTTATTGTGTCAGGAACAATGTCGCCTGTTGTTAGCAACGCACCTTTGTTAGTGTATTGGTCGTATATCTGGATGTTTGGTTTTACATTTGCACGTAGCAAATACTTTTTCCCCGATTTGTATAATTTAAGAGTAGATGCAAACATGGTGTCTAATTCCTCAATGTCAATTTGTTTCTCAAACCAATTCATCTTTGAAATGAGTTGCTGGGACGCAAGTTCCAGATTTTCCATCCAATCAATGAAAAAAATGTCGTTGGAGTTAAAGACTAAGTCAGTGTAGATTTTTTTACTGCTGGCGTGTTTGATGCCTTGTTTCGTAGTGCATGGCGGAGTTTGAACGATGACAGACTTGTTGTTTAAAAACAAGGGCGTAAAATACACACCTGGCGACAGAATGCTCGGTGTTCCTAAATATAATTTATCCGTAAAATCAAAATTGCTTGTGGGTTCAATAATATTCATTGGATTTTTGGTTTGGCTTTGTTTTTGTTTTTGTTGGGTATTGGTGTGTTTTGTTTATTTATCGCAAGGGATTTTTTCTACATTTTTGACGATGTTTTATATTTATGCATGTGTTAGGATAATCATTGCTTATCCAAATATTCCAGTGTGGTATTTAAATTATCTTTGGCATTTCTTAGGGTATTTAAAGCATTTAATCCCGTCAGCAGTTCCTTTCCGCCATCCAATTTCAAGTTCAGGCATTGTTGCACCATCAGCATACCGATATAATCGTCTAAATTAATAATCGTCGTCTCGTAATTCTTGCGGTATTTATCAATTAATAATGTGTCTTGTAATTCCACCATTTTGGCTTTAATTTCATCGGCATATCCGGCAGCTGACCCTGCTTCTCCTGAACTTCCATTTGTGGTTAAACCCTCACGTTTTGACAAGAATGAACCGAAAAAACTTGCAAATAGAATTACACAAAAGATGGCAATAATGCCTACAATGATGTCGTTAAACATTTTTATTTTAACCTTTACTTTATTTATTTATATTATGGGTTATTTTTTGTTTTTGATTTTTGTTTTTTACTTTTTTTATTTCACTTAAAAATGATTTAAAACCAAAACATTAACATAAATATCTTGGACTTTTATTAGTTTGGTTGTTGTCTGTATAATGACGACACAATCCAATCGTCCACAACCTCTATCGAAAAACAAGACACGCAAAAATATAAAAGAAATTTGGAATTTTTACGACGCCACCAAAACCAAACGAGAAAAATTATCTATATCTGAAAAAGCCCATAGCATTCAAATTAAAGAAAACCAAAATGAATGCTGTAAAAAGCAGAGCAATTTGGTTCTGTCCGAAGACGGCTTTATAACCTGCTCTGTTTGTGCTTTTACTAGCACCGACATTGTTGATTCCGCTCCTGAATGGCGATTTTATGGAGCAGACGATAACAAAGGTGGAGGCGACCCGACGCGTTGCGGAATGCCAACCAATGATTTGTTTGAAAATAATCTCACGTGTTCCTTTCAACCAGGTCATTCATCGGCATTCAAGAAAAATATTGCCAGTCTTATTCGCTACACCAATTCATCCAATCTGAGCCACAAAGACAAAAGTTTGATGGAAGATATTCAGCGACTAACGCAACTGGGTATCGCCGCCAATTTCACTCAATGCATCATTGACCACGCCATTAATATCCACAAACAAATCGTCAATTATTTGGATGACAGCGACGTGCATTTTCGCTCTTACAACAAGGACAGCATCCTCTTTGGCGATTTTGACTTGGCCTGTAAATCTCTGGATGTGCCTCGAACAGCCAAAGAATTAGCAACGATGTGGAACTGCGAAATACAGTGTGTGACTGCGGGATGTAAAATTGTGCAGACTGTGTTTGCACAATTGGAAAAAAATGTGAACGATGACGAAAAAATCACGTCTAAACATACATCTGCGTCTTGTTTTATTTCGCGTTTTTGCTCTAATTTGCAAATTAATTCACAGCAGTTTATTAAATTGTGTCAGTTTGTAATTAACAAGGGCGAAAAAATGGATTTGTTGCACTCGCATACTTCGCAGTCCATTGCTGCGGGAACGATTTTGTTTCTTGCAAATGCAACCAATATTTCTTTGGCACCGCTTTCTATTAACAAGGACGTGGTTGCCAAAGCAACGGGTGTCAGTGATGTGACGATTGCCAAGATTAATGCAAAACTCTTGGAGCAAAAGACCAAGTTAATTCCGTCGAAAATGTTGAAGTGAGCTGAGCTGAGCTGAGTTGAGGTATGTGCTTTAAGCAGATGATGAAGACGAAATATCATTGGTATTCACATTGCAAATGCGGGGATTTTGGAATTGTTTGGAATATGTAGATGGCTGACATTTGGGGGTTTTCATCTTGTATATATACGATGTGTTGGGAGGATTGTTTGTTATTAAATTATTTCGGCGTGTATTGCCCGTAAGACTGGCTGCATTTTTTTCTATGGTATCCACATTGAGTTTAAATGTGCGTGTTGCCGATGAAACTGCGCCTTCTTTCGCAAAAGTCGGGTTGTTCGGTTTGTAATATACACGCTTGCAACCCTGTTTTCCTTTGGCAATACCTATTTGCTGGGGATTGGTCGCTGGGTTAAAGATTATTCTATCCATATACGCAACTGCCTTCAAATACCGAACATTGGACACGGTTCGTTGGAGGTATTCCACAAATTCCGCAATCGTTTCAATGGAATTGGACTCGTTTTGAATAAAAACCGCATATTCCTCTGGGGTCAAAATGGCTTTGGCGAATTCCAACATCATCGTGTGTTCAGCACCACGGGTCACAATGCCGTTGGGATTGCAATTAGCGACGTATAGATTTCCCATTGCCGCAGCGGAACCCGGTTTAGCGGCTGGATTTCCCAGTTCGTCGTCAATTTCGCGTTTAGTGATGAAATTGAATTCCCGCTGTTGAAAGGTCTGGCATCGGTTGTAAAGATACATATACTGCGTTTGGTAGTAATTTTTGCTTACATTGGTGCTGGTTGGAAGACTGCGACGCCGTGCCTTGTATTCCTCATTACAGCAAAATATCGGGGTCGTGGTGACAGGCTCCGGTTTATCGGTTAAGTTGCGAATGGGATACCAACTGGAAACAACCGCAACCCCCTCACAATCATCACAAGCCCTATTTAGTTTATCCGCCGGCAAGTTAGCATCCATTGTTTCGGCCGCATCTGCACTGATGTCTGTTGTGGTTTTGTTGTCCTTTACTAAATATTCACCAGGTGCATCCATCATGGTTTGCACTAATCCAGCCCCGCCATTTCACCACCGAGACTTTGGCCGCGCGAACTTTTCACATATCGGTGCACATTGTAGTCAATTTGGTCGCCTTCCGCAGTGTCTGGAATGTCTAATGCACCATGCCGAATGGAACGACCGCGGCGAAAATGCTTGATGGGACGCGGAAGACCGAACCCAGTGGGAAAGACATTGCCTGGGTCTTTGTTTGTGAGCGGACGAATATGACCCGGTGCGATGCCAATGGGATTGCTATATATACCTGCCCCTTTCCACGTTTTATACCCGCCTTGCGGGACGTGATTGTTGTATGTTTTCATTCCTTGGGGATAAAAAGCAGATGACATTGTTTTATTTTCGCTTTGTTTTATTTCTTTGTTTTACTTTTTGTCCGTTTCTTTATTTATTTATTTTACTTTATTTTTTATAAAATAAAACAAGGTCAATTTCATTCATATTTGTTTGTTTATTTATTTAACTAAATAACAACCAATAATCAACAACCAATATTATTTTTTGCACCATTTGGCAATGATATATATTCCCATCACACCTAACAAACTAAAATAAATCTGATTAATCATCTTTTGTTTATTTCCTTGATTTAACACAAAAGAAGAGTTTGATGAACCAATGTTGTCGCCATAAATATTAGAAAATGCCTCTTTACATTTGGCTCCTGTCTGCGGGTTTTTCTTGTCAGGAAAAGAACAGGGGTCTAAATTGGAAATATCAGTCAAAGTAACGTAATGTGTTTCGGTGGAACGATTGTTGTAAGTGTCAATGGTTTCCATTGTGATTTGGTCGCATTCTGGGTTTGTTCCTTCCATGAACCCGCTCATAATCGTCATTGGATTAAACGCATTTAAATCACTTAATGTTCCGGGAATTAATCCCCGCATTTCTTTGAAATTGGTTCCCATTCCCGATGAAATGAAGGGAATATTGCCTTGCGGAACATTATTCACATAAATATACCGGTCCTCTTGTTCGACAGATGCATCATTTGTATCCGCATTATTGTTATTAGCAACTGGTGTGCATTTAGCACCTGTTTTGAGAAAAAATTTGTTTCCCAATGGTTTTCCAGTCGCAGAGGCTTTGCCTGTTCCCTCAACCAATAATTGAGTATAACTGATGAGACCATTGATGTTTTTTCCTAATTGAGACAAACTCCCTGCTCCTGACATTCCGATTTTATCGGGACTTTTGATGTATTTATAATACGGATAATCAGGACCTAACAATTGCTCTTTTAAACCCGATGGATTACTCGCAGACTCTTCAAATATATTTTCATCACTGGGTTCCGGTTCTTGTTTATTACTCATTAATGCTAGATGGGTATAATTACTATACTATTCTTTTATTTTTTAAATAAAAGTCAAAAAAGTTGAAAATAAGTAAAAAATAATTCATTAAAAAATATGCATAAATTAGCCATTTACATCTCCATCTTCATCCTTAATTTTATATGTAATTTCATTTGTACCATTTGAAAGAGAAATAATTTCATATAAATCCGGTTTTAATGACACTAACCACTGAGCTATTGAAAGATGGCCACAATCGCAAGCAACTTTAAATACACTGTCATTTTTACTTCTAATGTTTATAGTGGGTTTTATTTCTAACAACCACTTTGCTACATCTATGCTTTGAAAATGACATGTTTGACGAAATATAAAATCCTCTCTATATGAAATATTAATATCAGAGTTTATTTTTAGCCACCATTGTGCTATCTCTAAGTTGTTATTTTCGCATGCTCGCGCGAAAAACCAACGCACATCAATCAATGAAATATCTGTTAAATATGTATTAAACAACCATTTTGCAGTTTCAATGTGTTTTTCTTCACATGCAGCAGTTAATAAATCTGTTATATTGCTGTAAGCTAAAATGTTAAAATCAGAATGTGTGTTTAATATTTCTTGAACTTTTATTATATTTCCATCTTTACAATGTCCTTCCAATATGTATAAAACATCATCGTTTTTGTCCTTTTCCATTTCACGCTGTTGTTCAACATAAAAATTGTCCATTATATTTATTTTACAATGGAGTTATGCTGTGTTTTATTGTTGATTTATAAATCATTTTTATTTATTTGTAATTAAATGCAAATAAAAAGAAAAATATTGCAGTTTAATTGAACAACAAAAAAGAAATTATCAAAGTTGTATAATATTATATTAAAAATCTAACAAACAAAATAAGTAAAAATAGTAAATAGTATAAGAGCAAAAGAAAAAAGAAAATGAATTTGAATACACTATGCCCTCCCGCAATGATATTTGTCATTTTTTGCACAGTTCAAATTGTGTTTGATATTTTGAGGCAAGTATATAATACTGCATTTTTTAAGGCAGTTGTGCTGGTCATGGGAACATTTATGCTGAATATGCTTTGCAAACAAGGTTTGTCGCTCGTTTCGTGGATTTTTATTTTCATTCCTTTTATTTTTCTAACAACCATTGTAGCCATTTTGCTCTACACTTTTGGGTTAGACCCAGCAACCGGAACGCTGAACTTGACGTGCAATGATGAAAAGACTGGTTCTGATACAGATAAAGAAAGTGATGACAGCAATAGCGATAATTATGTAATTAGCCACGGAAATGTGGTTTATCTTTGATTTATTGTTTCTGCGACGAATTTTTCATTAAATAATATGTTTAAAAATAATAGTCATTTATTTGGTTTTATTTTATTTTGTTTTATTCGAGTAAATGCCTACTTTGGAAGAATGGGGACCCGCAACATGGCGTTTTTTTCATACCGCCGCTGCAAAAATCCGCGCAGAGAGTTTTCCCATTATTGGAAAACAATTGTTGTATTTAATAGTCCAAGTGTGTCATAATTTGCCGTGTCCGGAATGTAGAGAACACGCTACTCAATTTATGGCGAAAATGAACCACAGCACTATTAAGGAAAAACAGCATTTGAAAAATATGCTCTACACTTTTCACAACATAGTTAATAGACGCAAACATAAACCTCCATTTAATTATGAAAAATTAGACGCGACATACGAAAAATTGAATTTAATTGAGGTATATAACACCTTTATCAAATACTTTCACACCCGAGGAAACATGCAAATGATTTCAGAGAGTTTTCACCGAAATCAATTATTGGCGAAATTACAACAATGGTTAAAGATAAATATCAAACATTTTGTAGTTTTGCCTTCCATTATACATCCTGCCACAACTACGGGGGTAGTTGCTCCAATTGTAGCCAAGGCTACGGAAAAAAGTGATAAAATCAGTTTTAATATTTTCAAGAATTTACGGAAAATGACGCAGAATACAAAAGAAAAAACAATTGAGGATGCACCTGAACCTATGCCAGACTTGGAACAAGCAAATGTTAAAAAAGAGCCAGAAACATCTGTTAAAGAAGATGCAAAATAAATTGCAAAAATCAAATGAAAAATAACAATTCAAACTTGGTAATTTTATTTTGAATTATTATTGAAATATCCAATAATTGTCGTTTGTTAGCTAGACGAATATTTAATTCGGCACAGGAAAAGGGCGTTGGTCTTTCTTTACCACCAAGGGAACCGGCATAATGACATCAGGTAGTTTAAATAAATTCGCTGATTGAAGGCATTTTAACTCGGGTGTTAGGCATCCCTTGGGGTCAATCATATTATTTGCACCGACGCCAAATAAAAACGATTCAATGTCTGTGGGATTGGCAGAAAATTGATTGGATGGAATTTGTCCGGGGGCTAAGCCAATGCCCGGAAGTCGCGTATCATATGCGTGTCCGTTTGGACCATTTTTATACAATGTGTAGTCTGCTCCGTGGAGATTTTGCCTAACAAATTGGCAAAATTCACCAGGCGTATTTTTTCTTCTGGTTGACGCCATTTATTTTCTTTTATAATTTAGTTTATTGTTTATTTTATTGTTTATTTTATTGTTTATTTTAATTTTATTAAATATAAAAATTGATTTAATTGCGCCAACATTTCATCACGAATATTAAGCAAGTCCGTATTTTTTGCTGTGTTAGTAAACTTCATTTTTATTAACATATCTTTCAATTCTTTTACTAATTCAATTATGTATTCCAAACTTGTTGCTGGATTGGTAATATTAATGCGACTTTTAGATATAATCGGAACAATATCTGCATGATTTTTATATTTTCCAAGCATTTTTTCCACAAAAGAATCAATGTGTGTTGCTAAATCCGCATGTAGTTGGTCGCTCGCTTTATGTTGACCATAGCGAATAGATGCCCAATGAAATAATTTCAATTGAGTTTGAAAGGTTAAAAATTGGGAAATGAGTTCGCTTTGTTGGTGGGATTTTCCTTGGTTCGGTCTTTTTTTAACAGTTCGATTTTTTATTTTGTGCATTTTTTTCACAGAATATGGAGACATTTTTATTCTTTGTGAATTATTTATTGCTTATTACATTTAACAAATATTATTATTATCATTTCAAATTCAGTATCCCGTCTATGTTGTAATTATAATCGGGCACAATGCGTTTATTTACCACTTGGTTTATATCATCCTCATATAGTACCGTGAATTCTTTATGCGTTGTTAGCAGATGCTTATCAGGAATTTGTGGTTCATCCACATTTAATACATCTACTATACCATACACGCGTCCACCTTCCCATATCTCATCATTAATCTTAACATGTTTGATTTTTTTCATCACTAATTTATGCTTTTGAGCCGCACCATTTATACCTTCTTTTTCTTTTGGATAAATGTATCTAATTACTGGTATTAATGTTTGTTCGGGACACAAACCATTTTCAAAATACTCAAAAATTTTCTCTGTATGTTCAAGATTTTGAGCGGGCATTGAAGGTATCATGTTTGCCACTGGAATATTTAGTATCTTTTCTAGATTATGACCATATAATTCATCCCAATCACAAAATGTGTGCCCTCCCGCATGCATAAGTTTGCTTGTCGTATTGAAGCAATAAATAATTTCTTTATTATAATGCGGTTGTAATCGAGCCTGTGGATGTTTCTCGGCATTCTGCCAAGACCAAGTTTTATTGTGAAAGAGCCACGACCACGTATTGTTAGGCACTTGCATTGGATGGCAACCGCTTACTAAAACGCCATCCGTCTCCCCATCACATTTGCCCATTTTGTAATTGCGAAACGTGGAATTGGGGCTTGGTATCCAATACATATCTACATCTTTGGCACTTAATTTCATTGTCGATGTAACGGTTTCTCCACGAAATAAAACATCGCCAGTGCGAATACGGGAAATGGGTCGCCAACTTCCGTCTCGCATCTGAATAGGCGTTGAACCATCAAAACAGGACGGCACCTTGGGGATGCCCGAAGAATGAATATGTAGCACTTGTGTCATAAATAAAGCAATAATGGATAAAGGAACGGATATCGAAAGAAAAACGGCTGTGCTGGCTGCTGCTGCGGGCCACGTAAATGGCACTATCCATAAGCCCACAATAATAGCAGCCAAGGCTACCAGCATTTTTATAATCATTTCCAATATTGCACCCATTAAACTTTGCAGACTATAATAAGAACCTAGCATTGTATATAATCCCGCAGTCATAACTGCTTGCGTTTTTCCCAGTGAATCCGTAAAAGCCATCATCATGCGTTGTAGTGGTATCATCACTCCCAAAATGCGGTTCATGACATTTTTCGCAATGTTGGCTACACTTTCCCGTAAATTAGCCAAAATACCGCGACTTTGGTCGGTGGCAGTATCCAGAGAAGTAAAAACTGTGGTCAATTGAGACAAAAGTGCGTTAAAAGGTGCCAAAATAGTTCCCATCATGTTCGTCAAGATGGATTGTGTGCAAAATTGGAAATTCTCACTGGTGAATTCAAGAGGCGTTTTGCCGTCGTCTTTGGGTTTATTTATCCATCCTGCAAATGGGATTACTTTGGGATTGCATCGTTGATTAAGCCAATCATCTTTTACGGCTTGAGTAGTTTGCATCACCGAATAATAGGCCCAAATGAGGAAAATAAAAAAGGTTATGAATAAAAATCCCAAGAGCGAACCTCCATAAGCATCGAAATACCCCGTATTTTCATATAATTTATTTATTTTTTCTTGCTTTGAAGCATCCATAATCTAACAAATATTATTATTTTGGGATGTTCTAGTATTTTGGTATCGCCGTTTATTTTAACACATTTTTTTATTTTTATTCTTGATAAGCATCTAAATTAATAAAATATTGTGTTAGAATAATAATTAAGTAAAATGGCTGCTCGTACTCGTACTCATCGTCGTCGTTCCGTGAAAGGTTCCCGCTCTCGCACTCACCCCGGACGCAAAAATTACACCACTAAACGCGGAAGCAAAGTGTACCACCGCAAGGGACACTATGTGCGTCCCGGACACAAGCCCTATGGACCGCACAAGGGAACGCGTTCCCGCACTCGCAAGGGACGCAAAAACTACACCACCAAGCGTGGCGACAAAGTGTACCACCGCAAGGGACACTATGTTCGCAAGAACAAACTTCCCTTTGCTATGTTTTAAATTTTCATTGTAATCATTTTCATTTATTTTTCTAAAACGACTTATAATAATATATAATTTAATTGTAATAACATTTATAAAAATGTATTGTTTTTATTATATATTATTATTCAATTTATTTTTCATCACTTCATGTTCCCAAGAAATAACTTTGTATAAAAATTTTACTAATCACAATGAAAATACAAATGTTATTTTTTACGATTTAAAAACAAACAGCGACACAAGCAGTTCCAATAGTTTAAACAGCGATATAAGTAGTTCCAATAGTTTAAACAGCGATACAAGCAGTTCCAATAGTCGCAACAGCGATACAAGCAGTTCCAATAGTCGCAACATCGACACAAGTAGTTCCAATAGTCGCAACAGCGACACAAGTAGTTCCAATAGTTTAAACAGCGATATAAGTAGTTCCAATAGTTTAAACATCGATACAAGCAGTTCCAATAGTTTAAACAGCGATACAAGCAGTTCCAATAGTCGCAACAGCGACACAAGCAGTTCCAATAGTTATAGTAGCTATGATGACACCACAAGTAGTTGTATTCCAACACCCATTCCATCTTTGGAACCAACCGATATTCCTTCTTTGGAACCAACAGCCATTCCATCTGTAAAACCAACAGCCATTCCATCTGTAAAACCAACCGCCATTCCATCTGTAAAACCAACCGCCATTCCATCTGTAAAACCAACCGCCATTCCATCTTTAGAACCAACCGCTATTCCTTCTGTAAAACCAACCGCCATTCCTTCATTGGAACCAACCGCCATTCCATCTTTAGAACCAAGCGCTATTCCTTCTGTAAAACCAAGCGCTATTCCATCTGTAAAACCAAGCGCTATTCCATCTGTAAAACCAACTGACATTCCTTCTTTCGAACCAACTGACATTCCTTCTTTCGAACCAACCGCTAATCCATCATTGGAACCAACAGCCATTCCTTCTGTAAAACCAACAGCCATTCCTTCTGTAAAACCAACAGCCATTCCTTCTTTCGAACCAACTGACATTCCTTCTGTAAAACCAACAGCCATTCCATCTTTGGAACCAACAGCCATTCCTTCTGTAAAACCAACAGCTAATCCATCATTGGAACCAACCGCTAATCCATCATTGGAACCAACAGCCATTCCTTCTTTGGAACCAACAGCTATTCCATCATTGGAACCAACTGCTAATCCTTCTTTGGAACCAACAGCCATTCCATCTATAAAACCAACAGCTATTCCATCATTGGAACCAACTGCTAATCCTTCTTTGGAACCAACAGCCATTCCTTCTATAAAACCAAGCGCCATTCCCTCTGTAAAACCAACTGCTAATCCTTCTTTGGAACCAACTGCTATTCCATCATTGGAACCAACCGCTATTCCCTCTGTAAAACCAACCGCCATTCCTTCTATAAAACCAACCGCCATTCCTTCTTTCGAACCAACCGCCATTCCATCTGTCAAACCAACCGCTATTCCTTCTTTGGAACCAACAGCTAATCCTTCTATAAAACCAAGCGCCATTCCATCTGTAAAACCAACAGCCATTCCATCTATAAAACCAACAGCTATTCCATCATTGGAACCAACTGCTAATCCTTCTTTGGAACCAACAGCCATTCCTTCTATAAAACCAACAGCCATGCCTTCTGTAAAACCAACCGCTATTCCATCTGTAAAACCAACTACTAATCCTTCTATAAAACCAACATCTAATCCTTCTATAAAACCAACTGCTAATCCATCATTGGAACCAACAGCCATGCCTTCTGTAAAACCAACAGCTATTCCATCATTGGAACCAACAACCATTCCATCATTGGAACCAACAACCATTCCATCATTGGAACCAACCGCTATTCCTTCTGTAAAACCAACTGCTATTCCATCTGTAAAACCAACAGCCATTCCTTCGTTGGAACCAACACCCATTCCATCATTGGAACCAACAACCATTCCATCATTGGAACCAACAACCATTCCATCATTGGAACCAACTGCTAATCCATCATTGGAACCAACTGCTAATCCATCATTGGAACCAACAGCTATTCCATCATTGGAACCAACCGCCATTCCTTCTGTAAAACCTACAGCTATTCCATCATTGGAACCAACAGCCACTCCATCTGTCAAACCAACAATTATTTTATCCTTGGAACCTACTCATATTCCCTCCTTAGAACCAACATACAATATTAGTAAAAATAATACAAATTATAATAGTAATTATGCATCAAACGTTAATAAAATGTCTAAAACTATGAATTTAGTATCTATTATTAGTTTATTTGGAATAATTACATTAATTTTTTGTTCGTGTATGTTATATTTATGTTTTTTCAAAATAATAAATTGTATGAATGGAAATAATATATGGCCACTACTTAATCCTATTTTAAAAAAAAAGAAGAAAAAAGACGAAGATGAGTATACTTCGTACGACATTGCAACATATAAGACAAATCCCTTATTTAGCAAGTCAGTAGGTTTAGTAAAAACCTATACATTGCATGAAAAAAGTGATAATTATGATGATAATGATAGTAATGATGATAATGATGATAATGATGATAATGATTATAATGATGATAATAATGATAATGATAAGAATTGGAATTCATTTTCACATGATGTAGAATTTAACATTGAAAATATATATCCAAAAAATAATAATAATTATGATTGGTTTTGATTTCATAAATCATTTTCATCGCTCTCAAACACATCACTTTTCCAGTCGCGATAATGTACAAATATGAATGGATGAATATTAAATATATATGTAGAGAACTCTAACAAAAAATAAAATTCATTTTTATTTTTTATTCTTCATCGCAAGAGACACTATGTTCGCAAGAATAAACAATCGGCGTTTGAAATGTAAAAGGTGTAAAATTATGATGAGTCTGTGGGACAACTTCCGTTATTAGAACTAACAGCAATTAAAGGGGTGGTGGTAGCACCACTCGAAGTATATCCAATGTCAAAATATGTTGATATTTCAACTACATAATATCCAGAATTATTATCTTTATCAATGTCATTAATACCAGTTCCTGATATAGAATGTTTACTTACTTGTGTTCCGTTTGATGGTGCACCTACTTGGAGAGCGAAGTTTTCTATATTTAATTTATTCCCATTTAAACCATTAAACCAAAATAACCATTTTTTTATATTTTTATTTATGCTTGAATTGGACCCCCACCCAACAACTACATTCTCTAAATGAATTTTATAATATTTGTGATACCAACAACTTCCACTGTTATTATATTTGCTTTGATGATACATATAATATGATATCATACCAACACACTTACAATTATCAGAACTACTGGCACTTGGACACGCCCCATTACTGACTAAATCATTACAACAATTGGCACACTGATAATTTGGAGAAGCAGATTGAGCTGGTTGGCCTTCAATATCATTATTTCCACCAATATACATTCCAGGAAAATAAAAACCAGATGATGCACTTGAACATACTCTTCTAACTTGTGGTTTATAATAGCAATTATCACCTGTCGTTCCAAATTCTACGGTTATGAATGCATTTAAAATACTGGTATCTAACTGATAATTTGTATATGTGCCAGAAGGATAAGTGCAACTGGCATATAATCCACATGGATTTTTAAATCCCCAATACCATGCCATCAAATGTACTAGTATGTCATTTACAGTAGGAATGTTTGATTGTTCAGCATTATTTAATATAATACATCCTGTAAAAGTTAATGCATATATATTATTTTTTGCATAGCATGCACCATTATTTGCATTACTTGATTCATCGGCATTATTTGATTTATAATATAAATAATATGTCATAGGTATGGGTTCATTCGTACTTTGGGCGAAACCCAGTTTATAAGCCACTGTTTTGCGGCTATTCGAGCTATCACTGGAGCCTCCAACATATATACTTTGAGAATTATCATTGCAATTTACTGTACAATATACTTTACCCTTATCAGTATTATAAGGGTTAGTGCTATTCTCATACACGCCACATTGAGAAGAAGAACATTGTGTATCGGACGTTGAAGCCATAGAAGAACGTTTAAATTTATTATTTGCATTGCTTAATAAACTAGTAATACTTACATTTTTTGTTGTTTGATAAGTGGGTGCACAATTTCGAAGAAGTTGGGATTCTGACGCAGCATTAGAATGCAATGAATATTTTTGCAATAGTTGAAAATAAGACAAAATAACTGAGGAATTAGATGGCATATTATATTATATATTTATTTTATTATCAATTAAATAATTGTATGAATTCAATTGATTTGTTTTTGATTTGTTGATTTGTTGATTTGTTTTTGATTTTCATTATTTATTTTATTGCCGTAAAATAAATGTCTTCCAATGAAAATCAAAATATGAACTGGAATACCTATCCATATAATTTTTTAAATAATATTGCTTTTAATCCTGTCATGGTTTCCATTTTCATCATGATTGTGGTGATTTTTGTTTTGGTAATTAACCAAATTACGGGGAATTCAACCAACACAACTACATCTGGTTTAGGTCGGCTTAACAATTTCAATTTAGGGATGGGTTCCGGAACTGGAACTGAAAATGGTGGAATGCCCTTTTATGTGTATATTTTAGTGGCTCTTGTTAGCATCTGGATTGTATCACATTTGACCGGTTGGAACATCGTTGCAACCATCCAGAATGTTTTTACCAAAGAACCCGAAATAGATATTAAGGTATATGAACCCAAAGATAAACCACCCGTGCCGGAAATACGCCTTTATCCCGAGGTGTATAACATTCCTGGAAACAATTACGGATACGAAGATGCACAGGCCTTGTGCAAAGCTTACAAAAGCCGTCTGGCTACGTATCAGGAAATTGAAAATGCATACAACAAAGGAGGAGAATGGTGCAATTATGGGTGGTCGGAAGGACAAATGGCATTGTATCCCACACAGCAAAAGACATATGATAAATTACAGACCATTGAAGGTCATGAACATGACTGCGGACGACCGGGAATTAATGGCGGATACATTGCCAATCCCAATTTAAAGTTTGGTGTTAATTGCTACGGGCATAAACCACGCATGACCGATGTGGAGCAGGATTTGATGGCCAATCAGCCTTATTATCCCAAAACTAAAAAAGATATTGCCATGGAAAAACGAGTTGAGTATTGGAAAACACGAGTAAAGGATATTCTTGTGTCTCCTTTTAATCATAAGAACTGGAGTAGGATTTAATTGAGTTCGTTTTTTATACATTCATTCCATATCATATTCTTTTTTCCAAAACACCTTGCTCTTTGTCTGTTTAATCGGTTTTTCCTCTGTTTCGCCCATATAAATATGTGGAAATTCACGAATAACGAGTTTTGAAATAAAATCATAAGTCGCATTTAGGATTTTATCATCGCATTTTCCGGAAATCAATATGCTTCCTGTTCTAAATATTGCACATGAAACACGCACAATATAATTCGGCATTTGCACCAATTTTGCCGTTTTATTTTTCTTACCATTTTTATTCATTTCAATTGTATCGTCATCATTGTCGTCATTATCTTCATCATCATTGTTATCAACATCATTAATAAGAATATCATAGTTTTTACTTTCGTCATTTCTGTCATTATTTATATTTATATTCTCACAAATACCAGTCTGTTCTGCAAGTGATTTGGTTGTATCATAATAAAACGGCAAACTTAACCCAGCATATTGATATCCCGAATTGTATTTACACAACATGCCGTATTTTGTCGTCAATATTTGACGCAATTTGTTTTGATTGATGCAATAATTAACACGAAAATTAGAATTCACCAAAATGATTGTCTGTTTATAATCCGTCGCATCCGTTGAATAATCTTTAAATTCATTGTTAGACGAATAAGTCTTTAAAAGGTCCATTACATATTTAAAAAGTCGGTTCAAGGTTTCGTCGTCTTTAATGCCCGTAAAAGTTATTTTGCCCGTGTTGAATATTTTTACATTGTATTCGTGGAATTGCGTTTGTGTTTGAGTTTCAACATCATTTGGTCGTAATGCCAAACGAATAATCAACACAAAGGAGTTCTTGAATGCTGTGTTGCTTTTTCCCAAGATATCTTTGGAATTAACGCCAAAAGATACAATGCTTTTGTGATAAAACTTACGCTTGGTGGATATTTGGATATCCATATGTTCCATTATTCGTTGGTTCAAGTATTTGCAACCCGGCACTTCTTTCGCCTTTTCCTTCAATTCAGTTTGCCGGGCATACTCATCGGGGTCTCTATATTTAAATTGTATTTGCTTTTTTATTATTCCTTCGCCGGGCTCATTGTAAGACACCAATGGGATTTTCCAAAAGATATCCAAATTAATGTCCGTATTCAGCGGTATTTCTTTAGATTTGGTCGATACAATCAACGGCGATGATGCAGGTTGTAATTGTGGTTCTGGATGCTGGGTCTTCCATTTTTTGTAATAAGTCGTTTCGTCATTGATATTTGAACCAGAGACATTTTTGTTTTTGTTGTTTAAAGTTGAATTATGATTAACAGATGAGGTGAAATTTTCGCAATCCAATAAATACTGCTCCCATTCGTCATCTACATCTTCGTCTTTTTCATCTTCAATGACGTCTTCATCTTCAAGGACGTCTTTATCTTCAAGGGCGATATGTATAGGTTTATTTTCTAATTCACACTCCATTTTATCTATATATGTCGCATGTTTTGCAGTCATTTTAATTCATTTTTTATCAAAAAAATATTATTTAACAATTAATTTTTACATAAAATTAATCTGTTCTACGCATCTACCAATGTAATCATTGGGATTAAAACTAATATCATTTTCAACAATAATATTTTTTATCACATCATTTGTCATTAAATGTGAAAATATTAGGATTGGCTGAAAAGTAACGCCAAAAAATTTTCTCGGGATGCTGTTTTAAAAAAGAAATGGCATTCGGCTTGCATGATAACATATCCCAATCAATTTTCTCGGGATATTTTTCCAAAAGAAAAATGGCATTCGAATTGCGTGATAACCAATACCAATCAATTTTCTCGGGATATTGTTCCAAAAGATGAACTGCATTGGAATTGCATGATAAATTACACCAATTAATTTTCTCGGGATATTGTTCCAAAAGATGAATTGCATTGGGATTGTTTGATAAATTACTCCAATTAATTTTCTCGGGATATTGTTCCAAAAGATGAATTGCATTGGGATTAAGTGATAACATACCCCAATTAATTTTCTCGGGATATTGTTCCAAAAGAGAAACATTAGGATTAAGTGATAACATACCCCAATTAATTTTCTCGGGATATTGCTCCAAAAGAGAAATGGCATTAGGATTAAGCGATAAATTAACCCAATCAATTTTTTCGGGATATTGTTCCATAAGAGAAATGGCATTAGGATTGAATGATAAATTAACCCAATCAATTTTCTCGGGATATTGTTCCAAAAGAGAAATGGCATTGGGATTTAGCGATAACCCATCCCAATCAATTTTTTCGGGATGGGTTATTATTTGCTGTGCCAAAAGAGAAATGGCATTGGGATTGCATGATAAAGATGCATGGACCGGCCAACCATATTTGTCGGGTCGTTGGTCTAAACCATTAAGTGCAGGGTGATTGAAAAAGGTTGATGATAACTTATCCCAAACAATTTTCTCGGGATTTTTTTCCAAAAGAGAAATGGCATTAGGGTTCAGTGATAAAGCGCTCCAATCCAATTTACTTTCATCTATCCAGTCATGCAATTTCCACATTTTCTAATAATTAGTTAAAAAACATTTTTATTTTTATATTATTTTTTCATTTTTTATTTTTTATTTTTTATTTTTTATTTTTTATTTTTTATTTTTTATTTACTGCTCATTTTTACTATTCATCATTCATCATCACTATCGCTATCGCTATCAAACCCATCAATTCGCCAGTCGCGAAACTTGTCCAAATTACGTGGATGAAACCGGTTTTTCATCAAGTCTTCTTTGAAAATAAGACATCGCTCTCGCATTGCATCGTAATCATAGGTGAAAATGCTGGGATTGCGTGATAACCAAGACCAAACAATTTTCTCAGGGTATTTTTCTAAAAGAGGAATGGCATTGGGATTGCCTGATAACCAAGACCAATTAATTTTCTCGGGATATTTTTCCAAAAGAGGAATGGCATTGGGATTGCCTGACAAGTAAAACCAATCAATTTTCTCAGATTGTTTTTCTAAAAGAGGAATAGCATTGGGATTGTGTGATAAATTATACCAATCAATTTTCTCGGGGCATTTTTCTAAAAGAGGAATAGCATTGGGATTGTGTGATAACCAAGACCAATCAATTTTCTCAGGTTGTTTTTCCAAAAGAGAAATGGCATTGGGATTAGAGGACAACGAATGCCAATCAATTTTCTCGGGATATTTTTCCAAAAGAGGAATGGCATTGGGATTAGAGGACAACCAACACCCATTAATTTTCTCGGGATATTTTTCCAAAAGAGGAATGGCATTGGGATTTCTTGATAACCAAGACCAATCAATTTTCTCGGGGTATTTTTCTAAAAGAGGAATGGCATAGGGATTGAGTGATAACCTATCCCAAACAATTTTCTCAGGGTATTTTTCTAAAAGAGGAATGGCATTGGGATTGCCTGATAACCAAGACCAATTAATTTTCTCGGGATATTTTTCCAAAAGAGGAATGGCATAGGGATTGAGTGATAACCAAAACCAATTCAATTTACTTTCGTCTATCCAGTCATGCAATTTCAACATTTTATTATATGCATTGTGCTAACAACCAGTAAAAAATCATTTTTATTATTAAATTTTCACCGAATATTCTGTGTCCCAATGAGGCAATCCCGTAATTAATTCCTGATGATTTCGCATCTTTTCTAATTGTTGATTGCGTATGAGCGATAAAATATATTGCTGTTGCTCTTCGCTTTTTTGCCGTTTTTCTTCTTCGGTCGGTTTTCCTTTATACTTATACATCAAACACCCTCCTACAATCAATGCAAATAACACAAATAAAATAATATTGTAAATTCCATTATAATAAGTTTCTTTAATTTTATGACTATGTTGCAATCTTGAACTCAAATATTGTTTAACGTTGTCATCAATCAAAGAAAATGATGGCATCGCCATCGATGACGGACGAGGCATATAATCCATAAGATTATTCGTATGCAATTAATAATTAATAAATAAGGCTTAATTTATAATTCTTATTCTTTGGCAAGAAAATAAAAGAACGATTGCTAACAAATTGCAAAAATAAAATAATAGCATTAAATAAATAATTAATTAAAATTAATAATAAACCAAACAAAATGGAACATTTATATGATTTAAATTCACAGCAAATACGCGAAAATGCCGGTATTAAAAGCAACTGGGAATATCGTCAATTTATGCAAAAAAATGGAACACAAATCATGAAAGCCGATACTTATGAATATTTTAAGTCTTCTGGAAATAATCCTTATTACTCGTCTCCTGCGCCAGCACCAGCTCCTGGCGCGGTTTCTTCGCAAACAACCTCTTCTTTCCCCGTGTTATATGACCAACGCTTCAATACACCTACACCCTCCATTGTAGGTCCTGATAGCGACCTGAAACGTGCTTATTTAAAGAAACAACAGCAAAGCGTGAGAATGATTGCTCCGACAGTGTATTTGAAAAATGAATGCAATTTGAAGTGAAGGAGTGTTTGATAGTGAGTTGATTGATTTTCTATGAGATTTATTTTTGTCATTTTATTTTTTCACTTTTGTTAGCATTGTGTAAAAATAATTCATATTTAATATTGCGTCAATCCAGATAATTTATGACGCAATATTTAGATTTAAAAGAGTTTCGATTACCGATTGAATTTAATCCCAATGTGAAACAATTAGACGAAAGTCTCGTCCAAGATTTAGAATTAACGCAACTTTTAACACAGGGAAACAACGAAAACGCAAGCGAAAGCAAAAACAAAGATGAGGATAATAAAGACAAAGATGATGACACAGATAAGAATAATGCAAAAACAGAAACCACACCTAATGATGAAAAACCAATGTATGAACATGTGTTTTCGCCTTGCACCGATGCAGGCAAGGAAATAATGGGCCGCATCGCATGTCAAACCACCGACGACGTAGTTTTTTTGAAAGAAATGCAAAATATGATGAAAAAAATGGGTCTCAGTCCTTTTATCAATGATATCGCGACTGATACTGCAATAAATACCATGTCCCAAACATGGTCGGCCATCAAAGGCGAAACTTCATTTTGCGAAAAATATGCGTTTATTCAGTGGGACTTTGCAAAGTTCCTAAATGAAGTCCCACTTTTTTTGCAATTAATGAGTTTATACAACATTGCGTCGCCTCTCATTTCTCTTTGTTCGCCTCTCTTAATTCTTATTGTTCCTTTTTTTGTGCTGAAAATGAAAAATATCCCCATTTCTTTTGCCGAATATGGAATTATTTTGAAAGAAGCATTATCTAACAATCCGGTTGCGATGGTTTTCACACAATTTGGGCGAATGGAACCGGGGCAAAAGTTATATGCAATAATATCTGCGGGATTTTATTTATTTACTATTTATCAGAACATTCTTTCATGTATCCAATTTTATTGCAACATGCGCGATATTCACGCACATTTGAATGTCATTGTAGATTTTTTGAATGTAACTTTGCAAAAAATGCGGTGGTTATCTTCGCTGATTACTTCTTCTTCCACTCCTTCAACTTCTAATTTTAAATTTGTTAGGTTGCGTGAATTCAAAAAGCAATTGGACGAACGGATTTTGGAATTACATGCTTGGCAGTTAGAACTCCAAGAAGTATCGACATTTTCGTTTTCTTTTGCAAAAATTAAACAATTCGGTCGTGTATTGAGTTGTTTTTACAACATTTATATATCTGACCGCATTTCGCAACTGGTTTCTTTTGCGTTTGGCTTTCACGGATTTATGGAAAATATGGAGGGACTGGTGGAACGCGTCAAAGAAGGAAAAATGCATTGGGCGATGTTCTCAACTGATGCCAAGAATGATGCCAAGGCTGATACAAAGAAAAAAGGGTCAAAAGAAAAGGTAAAAAATAAAAGAAAAACGAAGTTTTATGGCTTGTTTTATCCCAAGTTTTTGGAAGTGGAACCGGGTTCTGTTGTTAAAAATAATTGTTCCATGTCGCACAATATTATTATCACCGCACCTAATGGCGGAGGCAAAACAACGATGCTAAAAAGCGTGTTAATTAACACGTTGTTAGCCCAACAAGTTGGAGCGGGTTGTTTCGATGGTCGCACGATTGTTGCGCCTTATTCGCATTTTCATTGTTATCTTAATATTCCCGATACATCGGGACGCGATAGTTTGTTTCAAGCTGAGGCGCGCAGGTGCAAGGAAATATTGGATAAAATGGATGGAGATAAGGATGATCGTGGAGATGATGAAACAAAACAAAATAACCAACATTTATGTATTTTTGACGAATTATATTCAGGAACCAACCCCGAAGAAGCGGTTGAGTCGGCGACTTCATTTTTAAAATACTTGTCTAAAAAACCGAATGTTTCGTATATTTTAACCACTCACTATGTGGAATTGTGTCGCAATTTGGAAAAAAATAAAAAAATCATAAATATGTATATGGGGATTGCAAATGCGAATGCGAATGCGGGTCAAAAGAAAACAAACGATTTCTCATACACTTTTCTTTTGAAAAAAGGCATATCAACAGTAAAAGGTGGGCGAAAGGTGTTGCGAGATTTAAATTATCCGGCGGAAATGTTGAGTTGAGGTTGAGTTGAGTTATCGTATAATATTAATAAAATTATCTTTTTTCATCCAAGATGTTCTGTGTCATTTTGGATGAAAATATTTATTTTTTCGTCTTTTTCTTGGTGAATGGCTTGGTTGAATTATTTTTACTAAAAATTATTATATTTAAGGAAGATAATATTACAAAATGGCCGGAGCTCTTCTTCAGATCGTCGCCTATGGCGCCCAGGATGTTTACCTGACCTCTAACCCCCAGATTACCTTCTGGAAGGTCACTTACCGCAGATACACCAACTTTGCGATTGAGAGCATTGAGCAGACCTTCAATGGTCAGGCTGACTTCGGTCGCCGCGTGCAGTGCACCATCAGCCGCAATGGTGATTTGGCTTACCGCACTTACCTGCAGGTTACTCTCCCCGAGATTAACCAGCTTATGGGTGTCGCGTCGGTCGCCGCCGGCATGGGCAGTGGTGTCTACGCCCGCTGGCTGGACTTCCCTGGCGAGCAGCTGATTGCCCAGGTTGAGGTGGAAATTGGAGGACAGCGTATCGACCGTCAGTATGGTGACTGGATGCACATCTGGAACCAGCTGACCATGACCTCCGAGCAGGAGCGCGGATACTTCAAGATGATTGGAAACACCACTCAGCTCACCTTCATCACCGACCCCTCTTTCGCCGAGGTGGATGGACCTTGCGACTCCCTGGCTCCCCGCCAGGTGTGCGCTCCCCGCAATGCTCTTCCGGAGACCACCCTCTACGTGCCCCTCCAGTTTTGGTTTTGCACCAACCCTGGTCTGGCTTTGCCTCTCATAGCTCTTCAATACCATGAAGTTAAAATCAACCTGGACATCCGTCCCATCGACGAGTGCCTGTGGGCGGTTACCACCCTCAGTTGCTCCACCACGACCAACGGAACCACCACCAACTTCAAGGCTGGAACCCCGGTACCCGCTGCCATCGCTTACAACCAGTCTCTGGTTGCCGCTTCCCTCTACGTCGACTATGTGTTCCTTGACACCGACGAGAGACGCAGATTTGCCCAGCAGCCCCATGAGTACCTCATCAGCCAGCTGCAATTCACTGGCGACGAGTCTGTTGGTTCTTCCAGCAACAAGATTAAGCTCAACTTCAACCACCCTGTCAAGGAGCTGGTGTGGGTTGTGCAACCCGACCAGAACGTCGACTACTGCTCGTCCCTTGTGTGCGACAGTATCCTGTTCAAGGTGCTCGGTGCCCAGCCCTTCAACTACACCGATGCCATTGACGCTCTGCCCAACGCCATCCACGCGTTCGGCGGACCCCAGGCCGTCGCTGGCTCTAAGAACGAGTTCATCGACCAGCAGGGCCTGTTCCAGGATGCCGGTGCCCTGGACTACTCCCTCCAACCCGGACAGACTGGATACTGGTCTGGCCCCGACAATGCCTACAACGAGCCCAACTTTGGCGGTGTGGGACACGTGCCCGCTGACCTTGCCAACTCTGGACTTAACGCCGAGACCATGGCCAACCTCCAGGCTCTTGCCAACCAGTCTCACCTGGACGGCTCCTCTGTGTCTGACGCCGGAACCTTTGTGCTGGCCGAGACCTCTCTGCCCATGCACTGCTGGGGCATGAACCCCGTTGTGACTGCCAAGCTGCAGCTCAACGGCCAGGACCGCTTCTCCGAGCGTGAAGGCTCCTACTTCTCTTGGGTCCAGCCTTACCAGGCCCACACCCGTAACCCCGATGAGGGCATCAACGTGTACTCCTTCGCCCTGCGCCCCGAGGAACACCAGCCTTCCGGCACATGCAACTTCTCGCGCATTGACAACGCCACACTGCAACTGGTCTTGTCTAATGCCACGGTGGAAGGGACGAAAACGGCAAAAGTCAGAGTGTATGCCACCAACTACAATGTGCTTCGCATAATGAGTGGCATGGGAGGCTTGGCCTACTCCAACTAAGCATAACATCAATAACGTTAGCGTTTATATGCTTATATTTATCATTTATAACTAATTTTGAGACATATTTGTGTCATATTTTAATCATTTAAAATAAATTTATATGATATGTTTAAAATTTACAAAAAATATTGTTTGCTTTGCCGGTTGGCAGAGCAAATATCTATTTAACATTTAATCAATAAAAATAAATGTCAATATATCATAAAAATACTTGTATCTTAAGTATTATTCTTCATCGCTATCAAATCCATCAATTCGCCAGTCATGAAACTTGTCAAGATTGCGAGGATGAAATCGGTTTTTCATCAAGTCTTCTTTAAAAGACACTGCTCTCGCATTGCATCGTAATCATAGGTGAAAATACTGGGATTTTCCGATAACCAAGTCCACTCTTTCTCAGGATGTTGTTTCAAAAGAGGAATAGCGTTGGGGTTGCTTGATAACAAAATCCAATCTATTTTCTCAGGATGTTGTTTCAAAAGAGGAATAGCGTTGGGGTTGCTTGATAACAAAATCCAATCTATTTTCTCGGGGTGTTGTTCCAAAAGAGGAATGGCGTTGGGGTTACTTGACAACTCTTCCCAATCTATTTTCTCGGGGTATTGTTCCAAAAAAGTAATGGCATTGGGATTACCTGACAATTTTCTCCAACACTTTAAATCTAATTTATCAATGTGTCGTTCCAAAAAAGTAATGGCATTGGGATTTCCCGATACATCTTCCCAATATTCTATTCTGTCCGGTTCTTTTTCCAAAAGAGGAATGGCATTGGGATTAAATGCCAAATCAGTCCAACAAATTTTCTTAGGATGTTTTTCCAAAAAAGAAATAGCATTAGGATTTCGCGACACATAATTAGAAATTTCATCAATACTAATCCAATCATGTAATTTTAACATTTTCAAAATATAATTGTTTTAAATACAATGCAACAAACAATTTCATTTTTTTCAAATTAAATTAAAAAATGAAATTACTTTTTCAATTAAATAATCACAATAGTTATAAAAATGGCACAAAAAAAGTTGTGCATCTGGTTAAACCAAAAAGGCGGACCTTGTCCCTGGCAATCATTGCCTAACATGAATTATTGCAAACGCCATTCTATTTATCAAGGCGTTTTTACAAAAGAAGACATTCCACATTTAAAAAAATGTTCGGGATGTAAAAACATGTTTAAAAATGAAGAAAATAATTCCTACAAAATGTGTATAAAATGTCGCCAAAGAAGTGTATTAAATAACGAAAAAATAAAAAAGGAAAATGAAGGCAATAAATGTCAAGGAATAAACCAAAATAATACACCGTGTCCATACAAGGCTTTAAAGAATGATACGTATTGCAAAAATCATCAGACATATAAACGATGGAAAGAAACAATAGATTCTGGAAAAAATATGTGCAACAATTGGATACGTGGTTGTTTTGAAATTATAGATTTATCCGCCAAGCAATGTGCCACGTGTAGAAAAAAAGCTCAAGAAAAGGAAAATAAACTTAATCAAACGAAACGGGCAACAGCATTAGATTACAACAAAAATTCAACTTCGGGTGAAAAAATGTGTGTAAAATGCAACACATTAATCACTACGTTAAAAAATAGTCAATGCTTAAAATGTTATGATGCTTATCAAAAATGCGAAAATAATCGTAATACACGTACTTTAAAAAGTATGATTATGAAAAAACTTTCTGAATATAAATTGTGTGCTAAAAACCGAAATATTGAATGGAAATTGGAAAATGAATATGCTTTGGAGTTATTTAATTCTAAATGCGCATATTGCAATTTACTGGTGACACACAATGGAATTGACAGGTTAGATTCCAATGGACCCTATTCGGTAAATAATTGTGTGGCCTGTTGCAAAGAATGTAATTATATGAAGGGAACACATGCTCCTCAAACATTTTTAAATCTTGTAGAATATATTTTGGCAGTAAATAATAACATTGAAATTGAACCAAAAATGGAATATTCTGTTTTATTTCAATGTTCTCGTACCTCATCTTATTCAAGATTTGCTAATGATGCACAATATCGCAATATTAGTTGCACCATCACAAAAGACTATTACACTCAAATTATTTCAAACCCATGTGCATATTGTAAAAATCACCAACAAACAGGTTCCCAAGGAATTGACCGCATTGACCCTTCTATGGGTTATTTTGACAATAATATTACGGCTTGTTGCAAAACTTGTAATTACATGAAAGGCACAATGTCAGTGAATGAGTTCTTTCTTCATTTGCAAAATGTTTATGATTATAGTGTTTTAAATAAATTAAATAAACAATTATCTATTCCTAATCAAATTAAACAATTATGCTTGAATGTAAAAACAATGAAGCATGAAAAATTCTTTCATAAAAAAGAATTTTACGATAATTTAACATTTGGTTTTAATTCTGATGAAAACACATTAGATGCTGTAAAAAATATTCAACCTGAATTGGAATTTGTAAATAATAAAAATCAACAGGACATTTGGAATTACTTCAGACGGAATGTATCAAGTTTAAACAAATTAAATAATGCCCGACTAATTGGAAGACAAATTCATATTTTAGCAAAAGATAAAACAAGTGGAAAATATTTCGGAATAATTAGTCTAAGTAGTGATGTATATAATTTAGAAGGCCGGGATGATTATATTGGATGGACATATGAAGATAAAGAAACAAAATTAAAATACATTATGAATATTAGTACTTGTGTTGCATTACAACCATTCGGATATAATTTTAATGGCGGAAAACTCATGAGTGCTCTTGTATTTTCATTAGAAATTATGATATATTACAAAGAAAAATACAGCGATAATTTACTTGGCCTTACTACCACTTCTTTATATGGTAAATCCATTCAATATGACAGATTACCTTTTCTGAAATTTTTAGGATATACAAAAGGCCATAGTGTAAAAGATATTCCATCTGAGGTCACACGAATTTGTGCAGATTATTTAAAAAAAGAATGCGGCTATAATTACCCATTGCGAAAAAAATTTATTATCCTTCAAAAAGCCTTTGACAAATTGGGAATTTCCAAAGAAGATTTCTTGCAATCAAATAGAAAGGGTATTTATTTTGGATACACCGCACACAATTCACGCGATATACTTGTAGGAAAAACTCCCACCCATATGTGTCCTCAATATAACGAACACGTTAAACCAGCAACCGAGGTGTTTGATTGGTGGTTTAACCGCTGGGCTATTCAGCGCTTCACCAATTTGGTTGAAAAAAATAAAGTTCAAATATCTGTATCTGTATAAACAACAGCATTAACAAGAATTCTTACCACCATTTATTTTTTCTTTCCTTTTCCAATTTATATTCATTTTCTAATTTATCGAATTTTGCATTAAATTTTGCATTTAATGCATTCATATCGTTATTGTGTTTGAGTTTAATATTGTCATTATTCATTTCCATTATTTTATTAGTCGTGTATTGGTGGTATGCGCCAAATGTCATTGCACCTAATGCACCTTGACCGATTGTTTTTAAAGTATCCAGAGATAAGAGATATGTGGATTTGCTACTGCTCATTGAATATTATTTCGCTTTTATTTATATTTATAAAATAAATATACATATATTATTTCATTTTTTCATATTTATAACACAAAAACAGAAATATATTAAACGCAAAACTCTTTCAAGTTAGGATTATTACTATATTTTGCATAATTTATTAAAATAGCATGTACTGATATAATTCCCAATTGCAGCAACGCCCCTTTTTTACAATGTCCTTGTGCCATTTTTAATGCCTTGATATAATGCTTGTATGTTTTTGAATGACCCGAATCTAACGGCACAGGAAAAGGAAACCCCATTTTTTGCAATGCATATGAAAATAACAAACGGCACATTCTACCATTTCCATTTCTAAATGGATGAATTGTGACAAAATCCAACATGAGTTGAATGGCAACTGTGATTGGATAGATATTCACATCTTTTACACTTAAATTAAAACGACATACCATTTCTGTTAGACGAGTTTCTATATCAGTATAATGATTAAATTCATAGTTGCCCGCCATAGCAGAGTCTGTTCTAAAACAACCACAATCGTCCATTGCACCCGACATGAGAATTTGATGGACGTTTTTTATGTCTTGAACGGTCAAAGGCAACAATATATTCATATTTAACCATTTATAAGCCAAGACTGCTTGGTCGCCCATAATTTTCCATCCTTCTTGTTGTTGCAAAGTAGAAGATGTTTGAATTCCTTCCGCATTCCATGATACACGACTATGAAGACGTGCTAAGCTTTCGGATGTATTTGTTAATGTAGGATAATTTGTGGCATAATTATTAACCGTATTTTTAATATGAATTTGGGTTGCACTTTCATTATTTCCCATTCCAGTTTCAAGCGAATTTCCACGCCATATTAAATATACAAGTTTCGCATCTCTGTAATCTGTAAAATGCACATCGGTTTTATCCTCGTGTTCTAATATAGACATGATTAATTTTATGTCGGTTTGCATTTTTATTATGTCTGAATAATCACAGAGATAATTTTTAATTTCATATTTATCTATCCAATCATCTTTGGGTTGCCAACTATGGACTTGGTCTTGCATGTGCAACTATACAATATATTTTTATTTTTATTTTATTTTTATTTTATTTTTATTTTTCACTTGTATTACACATGTTTAAATGCACTGAAAATTATTGCACCCATTTTCATTTCATACATAAAATTGTTTTATGATTTGCATGTATATTTCAAACATTTATTCACTACATAAAATATCCACTTGTTATAATGGATATTCATTTTTCTTTGCATCGTTTTTTACTTCCAAAATCATCTTCTATTTCCGCATCACAATTAACTCCGCATCAGCTTCGTATTATTAGGCATTTTCTTCATAAACAACATCTAAAAAAACAAAATAAAAATTTCAGGTTAAATATCGCGGGGACTAACAAAAATCAAAAACGGGGAAAAAATAACAATCTAAAAGTAAAAGCCACACAAAATAAGAACAATAATAAAAATAAGAGTAAAAATCAAAATAAAAATCAAAAATTGCAACATTTATTTATTCTTAAAAAATCCCCATCATTGTTAGAACCATATGTAAACATGAGTGAAATTTATAGCGAAATCGAATACCCTATATACTATAATTTTTTATCTGAAAATCACACAAAAACCGACATCATTTTAGACATTGCTGAAATTTATGATGATGATGAAGAATTTAATGGACTTCTTTCGCCACCTACTCGGCAACATTTGTTAGAAATTAGTGGGTCGCGCGATTAATGCCATTAAAAATCATGTGTGCGTGCATTTTAAATGTAATATTTTTGAAAAAATGATTTAAAAATATTACATTTATGTGATAAATCAAACGTGAAAATGGAAAATATACATGAAAACTTAGTTTGTCCAATTACCCGAGAATTATTTAGAAATCCTGTCACATTACAAGATGGAATTACATATGAATTTCAAGCAATACAAGAATGGTTAAAAAATCATGTTACAAGTCCAATAACTGGGGAAAAAGTTGTTTTGCACAATAAAATAAATATCATTGTTAAAAATATTGTAGATATTTACGAAAAACAAAATAATGACGACACAATTACGAGATATCCTTTTTATAGTAATTTATTAACATTTAACAAGGCACAATTTATAAAATTGGAACATATATCTGACCAAAAGGATTATTTAGAGAAGGTCGATTTGGAATGTGAAACAAGTGATGGATTGAGACCGATACATTTTCTTTGCAGATATTCAACGCCTGAAATGATACGATATATCATAGACAAAGGAGTGGATTTGGAATGTGAAACAAGTGATGGAACGAGACCGATACATTTTCTTTGCAGATATTCAACGCCTGAAATGATACGATATATCATAGACAAAGGAGTGGATTTGGAATGTGAAACAAGTGATAGATGGAGACCGATACATTTTCTTTGCAGATTTTCAACGCCTGAAATGATACGATATATCATAGTCAAAGTAGTGGATTTGGAATGTGAAACAAGTGATGGATGGAGACCGATACATTTTCTTTGTGAATATTCAACGCCTGAAATGATACGATATATCATAGACAAAGGAGTGGATTTGGAATGTGAAACAAGTGATAGATGGAGACCGATACATTTTCTTTTATAC